TTAGACATTAATGCTGACGATGAAATAGAACTAAACTCAACTTTAATTGATGTAAATGGCAACTTAGATGTTAGTGGAACAATCGTTGGTGCTAGTACACTTTCTGCAACAACAGGTACATTTAGTGGTATTTTAAAAACAGATGATGCTACTGAGGCTACTAGCACAACAGATGGATCATTACAAACAGATGGTGGTTTATCTGTAGTAAAAGATGCTGTGTTTGGTGATGATATTAAACTATTATCTGATGCTTCTGTAATACATTTTGGTGCTGACAGTGAGGTTACTCTTACACACACTGCTGATGTTGGACTAGCACTAAAACATACTGCTACTGCAGATGACAAGCCTATTGTTCTTACCTTACAGACAGGTGAGACTGATATGGCAGCTAATGATGTTATTGGTAAACTTGCTTTCCAAGCACCAGATGAAGGTACAGGAACTGATGCTATACTTGTAGCTGCTGCTGTACAAGCTGTTGCTGAAGGTGACTTTAGTTCTTCTAATAATGCTACACGTTTAGAATTTCATACAGGTGCAAGTGAAGCTGCTGCAGTAAAAATGACATTAAACTCTACTGGTGCTATTAAACCAGTAACATATCAAGAAACTTATGCATCTCTTAGTGCTGCAAGCACAGTTGATTGTGATTTATTGACAGCTAATCACTTTGCTGTTACAATGAATCAAAACACTACGTTTACATTTAGTAATCCACCTGCTAGTGGTACTTCATTTGCATTTACTCTTATAGTAACTCAACATAGTACTGCTGTTACATTAACTTGGCCTAATACAGTTGATTGGGCTGGTGGTAGTGCTCCTGATGCTGCAGGTAATAATGAAGTACAGGCGTATGGATTTATAACTAGAGATGGTGGTACAACATATTATGGTTTCTTAGGAGGAACAGCAATTGGCTAGTCACGGTAGTTCATTTCAAAAAGTATTTATGGGTGCGGCTGGCTCTAGTGGTGCTGCAGATTCAGCTTTATTAGTAATGGGAGGTGTTAGTTCTCCTTATGTTAAAGCATATGTTCATGATAAAAAAGGAGGTTTTACTGCAGCCTCTACTAGTGGTGGCAACACAAGTACTATTGATACGTTTTTACAAGGTATGGATTTTAGTTCAGATGATGCCTATTTAACAGTTGTAAAAGATACTAACAATGATGGTTTAAGATTATTAAATATTAGCTCTGCAGGGGTAATGACTTTAGCAGATGATAGTCCTAGTAGACTAGGTAATCAAGGTGAGGTAGCTTGTAGTAATACTAATAATGATTTAATCGGGCTTTCTATTTCATCTTCAGTTCATTTATTTGGAAATAATAATGGGTCACTTGTTAGACATACCCAAGGAAGTGATGGCAGTGCTTCAAATTTAGGGGTTTCAATGTCACCAGGTGCAAAAAGTGTTCATTTTAGTCATAATGATCAGTATCTTGGAGTATCTAGAGGAGATGGTAAAGTTACTATTTTTACTATACCAGACTCAACTACTGGTAGTTCTGGAAATAATGCTTCTTTAGATAATTCTGATAGAGTTGACACTCAGGATTTATCTGGGGGTTCAGCTAGTACTATTTTTTGTATGCGTTGGATTGATTCAAGTCATAATTTTATTATAGCTACTGAAAGTGGTAGTTCTAAATTACTAAGAACTTATAGTTGGGATGGATCAAGTGCAACACAGCTAGATTCTTTTACATTAGCAACTAATGGTGATTTTAATACTAATCAATGTATGGATGTAAGTCCTGATGGTAAATATGCTTTTGTTAATTTAGCTACTAACTCAGGAGATAATTTATTTTTAATAGACTTAAATGATTTAACAAATATTTCTGTAGCTGATTCTATAGAAAAACAAGCTGCTAGTAATCGTAGAACTTTTAGTTCTATTACTTTTAGTGCTTCAGGTACATTTATTGCTGCAAATAATAATAACGAAGATGATATTCATATTTTTAAACATGATGGAGCAGGAAACCTCACGCATGTTAGAGAGTTTGATAGTGGAGTAGGCAATGTTTATGCAATGAGATTTAGTAGAGCAGCAGTTTAAAAAGGAAACTAAAAATGTACGTAAAAATAGTTGATAGTGCAATAGATACATATCCATATACACTAGAACAACTGCGTAAAGATAACCCAAGTGTATCTTTTCCAAAAGTTATGTCGGATAATTTATTAGCATCCTATGGTATATATATTGTTACGCAAGAAAATACACCTAGTATCAATAAAAGAACACAAAAATATACAGCCGATGCTGCACCTACATTAGTAGATGGTGCTTGGACAATAGGTTGGACTACTTCTAATAAATCTTCTGATGAAATTAGTGTGTATGATAATGAAGAAGCAGCAATGAATAGAAATATTAGAGATAATTTACTATATGTAACAGACTATTATGGTAATTCTGATGTAACTATGCCTGATAATGTAAAAACTTATAGACAAGCATTACGTGATCTTCCTACACATTCTAACTGGCCTAGTTTACAGGACAGTGATTGGCCTACAAAACCATAAGGAGGATAACTATGGCTAACGATAACTGGCACTTGAGCAAGTCTGTACCATTGACATTAATTTTTGGATTGTTTGTGCAGGGTGCTGCTATCGTTTGGACTGTAAGTACAATGACCTCCGACATAGAAGTTAATGCTTCTAAGATTGTAGAGGTACAACAAAGACTAGGCCGTATGGAGGATGCAGTACATGGACAGGCTGTATCTATGGCCAGGATAGATGAAAACATAAAAGCTATTCGTTTATCTGTAGAAAAGATGGCAGACAAATAATGAGGGGAATTTGTCACAATGATAGAGGTTCTTGCACTTGCATCTGCTGTAAGTACAATATCTGGTGGTATTAGTTCAGCTATAAAAGCAGGACGAGATGTTAGTGATTTATTACCTCACTTTGGAAGATTAGCTAAGTTAGATACAGAGATACAACTTGCTGAAAGTGGTAAACACAAAGGCCCACTAGGTAGACTTACGAGTAGCGAAGAAGAGGGTTTCGCTATAGCTCAAGCTAAGATGAAACACAAAGAAGCTATGGATATGCTAAGAGAAACATGCCAGCTTTTTGGCCCACCAGGAATGTGGGACTTAGTTGTAAGAGAACAAGCTGCAGCTAGACAAAGACACAAGGAAGCCTTAGAACTACAAGCTAAACAAAGAGATCAAATCTTCTGGGGAGTATCTGTAGTAATAGGTGTACTAGTATTTGTAGGTGGCTGTGTTGCTATGATATACGGATTGAATGAAGCTGTAAATGGATAATAGGTAAAGTACTATGGCAAAGAAGTTTAAAGGTTTTAACAACCAACAGACACACCAGCTTCTAAAGGAGATGGGCTTTACTGGCCCTGCCCAAAAAGATGAGATGGATGCATTTATTGCTTCTAGTCCTTCTGCTGGTTCTATGCTTGGGCGTTACACAGATATAGCTAGACAACGTGTAGAGGGTGGCCCACTAGCTCAGACAGGTATGGCTCCTGGTGGCCCTGTTTCTAACCCTTATCGCACATATAAAGATGACACAGGTGCTACTCGTAACTTAGACTTAGATGAATTTTATAAAAAGTCAGCCGCTACACAACCACCTCCAATGCTGGGCTTGGGTGATCCTAAAAGCTCTACTTATCAAGATAGTTTAGGACCAGCTAGAACAGACGGTTTACCTACAGGGCTTAATACAGGTAAATCAAGAGTACGCACACCTGAAGATATATTAAATATGTCTAGGGGTGATACTAAAGCTGACATGTCTTATGACTTAGATAAGGATAATATTATAACTTCTAATGATGCTATACTGTACGCTAAAAAACTAAAGGTACAAGAGGATAAAGCAGCAGAAGAAGCAAGAGTACAACAAACAAAGCAAGATGAGATTAATGCACTAAACGCTAGACTGCGTGAGCTACAGGGTTTACCTAAGAATGTAAATATAACCCAACCTATATCCTCTTACAAAAAAGGCCTTACTGATGAAGTTGTGCCTATGGATGAGGAAGACCGTTATAGTTATTTTAAAACGTTGAACCCTGATGGAAGTTACAACTATAAAAGAGTTGAGGGTATGGGTAGAACTCAGTATGACCTTGACTCAACTAAAGAAGAGTATGAAGCTTC